CAACTATCTTTTTTGCCTTAAGCTCATCAGCTATTATTAAACTCGTACCAGACCCAGTGGTAGGGTCAAGTACTGTAGACGAATCGTCTACAAACATTTCAAAGAAGTGGCGTAAAACTTGTATGGGCTTCTGGCTTCGATGAATACGAGTAGATGCTTCGCGAGATGATTCTATCGAAAGTGCGCGAGGCACTACGATTTTTCTATCGCCAAATGTTACAAGCATAGCTGTTTCGTAAGTACGTCGTCCGTAACGTTGGGGGTCTGGAACTATCCCGTCATTAGTTCCGCAATGCCACACCATTAAAAATGGTTGAACTGTGCCGCCAATGCTGGTAAAAAAGTCCTCGGTTTCCCTGCGTAAGTTTTGAGAAAACCAAAACATTATATGTGCTTGTGGTGCGATTATGTGAAGGTTGTCTCGAATGGTGTTTAAAAGTTTCCAATATACATCTACGGAATCATCATATTCACCTAAAATCGCATTGCCAACAGTGCCTGTGTATTCTCCTGTGTTAAAATTGATTCCATAAGGAAAGTCACAGTGAATAAAGTTAAAAGGCGTACCAGTATACGCTGGTGCCCAGGTAGTAAAATCACGGTTGAAAAGTACTTTATCGGAAAAGGAACTTTCTATTTCGTCAGGATATTCTATTGGCGTTTGTGTTTTGTTTTTGTAAACGTCAGTAAGCGGAGCCGGGCCGGGTTTGTTATACAAAGGCGTTTCAGCTTTTGGTCTTGGTGTTATCCCCCCAGAACTAAGGCTTACTTCTGGCCCGGTTTCGCGGCGGGAAGTGTAACGCTCTACAGTCTGCATCGCAGATCGTAAAGTAGGGGATGACTGAATTATTTCTTTTACTTCGGTGCTAGCTTCTTCGTCAGCGAACAGCCGCCAAATACGAAGGTTTTCTGTTACAGTTGCCCGATGAATCCCGATAAGGCTAGAAGTATGCACGGCTGTCCACTCTTTGTCTTGGGAACAGCCTTTAGCGTGTATATCGTATATGGCCTTGGCACGGTCTTGCCACGGCAGGTCTTGGCGCTGAGCATTTTCAATAAACTCATACATCGCCAAGTCAGTAGAGGTAAAGTTTGTGCCTAGTTGGGCCGGGATTTTAGTCCACTGACTCCAACTGTCTACTTGGCATGTACATACGGGGAAAAGTGCTTCACGCGCTTCCAAGGGATTGGTAAAGCCTGAGTAGTCCCCCTCTACTGCGCCAGCCAGGGCTTTTACAGCGGTTAATCGGCGTTCGCCAACGACAAGGTAATTTGTTTCCTTGTCTACCAAAATGGGACTGATCCACTGGGATCGACCGATAGCAACTGCAAGGGATAAAACGGAGTCAAAAGTTAAAATAGAACGCTGCCGGGCGGCACGGTCTATAATGATGTCTTTTGTCTCTATCTGGCGGATGATGTTGCTAAACATTTAGTGTTTACCCTTTTTGGTTTGGTGGGCCCTGTAGGATTTGAACCTACAACCTACGGATTATGAGTCCGCTGCTCTACCTTTGAGCTAAAGGCCCTAAAAGGGGAGGTTTTACCCTCCCCGTTAATTGTTACGCCTGGGTAATAGACTCAATCGTCAGGTTCGGCGGACGAGAAGGATCGTTGGGGTTTGCCTGATAACCAAAGCTTACCAGGAACTTCTTGCCAACGGTGTCTTCCATAATGGTGCCAAGCTCTTCGCCGTCGGGGTAGGACAGGCCCAGAACGTCGTGCACAAAGCCCTGCTCGGTGCCGTTGTTGTCACGCAGGTAAAAACGCCAAGCCATTTTATCCAGGATACCAACAGGATTCCCAGATTCATCACACTCAAGAAGCGGGAAGTTGATCTCGGAGATCGCAGCCATTTTGGTGTTGGTTTCGCGGTTGGTGTACGCGAACTGGAACTCCTTGCTGACCCAATCCCCGAAGGCATTCAACTGCGCCAGTTGCTCAGCTTGTAAATCTGGGTTACTGCTGTCATCTGCTTCAATGCAGCTAATGGGACGAATAGTAGGCACATAACTCATTCCATGCGTTCCGCTCTTTTTCCAGAAAAAACTTAACATTTCGTAACTAGTAATCACGACTACGTAAGTGCCAGCAGGAAACCGCTGCGGAGCCTTAAACGAGGAAGAATTAACCTTAAGCAAATCCTTGATATTCATAGTTTTACCATTAAAGTGAGATGTTTCGGAATGTTGACATTGGGTTAAAAGTATTTACGAAATTATGGTGTTGTTTTGTGTTGCTATTACCTCCTGCTTAACGCAAAGTATTGTACCAATCCCTTATCAAGTTCATATCGTTCTTCGCAGAGTCCAAAAAAAGGGGTTTTGGTTGTAACGCCTACTTTTGGAATTGTAAAGATATATCGTCTTTCTGCACCGCCTTTTCCCTCGCTGGCGGCTACTAGCAAATGGTTCATCTTCGATGGTAAAGAGACCCGCCCGGCTTTACCGATGGACATTGGAGCCATTACAATGTCCACTATGTCATTTACAGGGTTTCCTTTATCGTCTATTTGAGTGGTGGGTTTTTCGATTACTAAAGCATCTTGATGAGCGGTCACAATGGCATGGGTTGGAAGGTCTGCTGCCATATACATCAAGTTTTCTGCTAGGTGTTGTGGCCCTTGGAAGTCTCTCCACTCCAGGGTTTGGTTAAGCTTCCCTGAAAGTTCTTGGCAGTAATTTGTAATTGCTTTGACGGCATGGGTAAAGGAATCAACTACAAAAATCGTTCTGTCCGACCACGAGTTGTTCCACTTTTCAATTTGCTTTACTGCTGTGCTCCAGGCCGTGGCCGTCTCAACGCCAAGAGTCTTAATGGTACGTTTTCCTTCACGTACTGATACAATACCTTTATTTTCGGTGCAAACACAAATGTCAAAGTTTTCCGTTAGGGCTTTGTCGTGCTGCTCTTGGGAGATTGCTTTGGTCTTTAACATACGGGCTAAAGTGGCTCGCACAACTTCCTCGAACTTGCTGTCAAAGTCCAACACTCGAAGTTCGTAGCCGGGATTCCCAAAGTAGTCAGGGATACCTAAAGAGACTAAGGAGGTGCTTTTGCCCTGGCCGGAAAGACCAAGGTAAAGCATTTTAATTAAGGATTGTTTAGGGGTTGCCGTTAGCTTCATTGTTAGACTCTGGTTATGTACAACGTCCATATAATATACATGAACGCGGGCGGAATGTCAACCGGCCCGCGTGTATTATTTGCGTTACAGTTTCCGATATTGGTCTGCAACGCAATAAAGCTCTAATGCTCCGTCGATACGGCTGGAGTACCAAGTTGGCTCGTTAGGGTACGCAAGGCAAAGAATATAAAGGCGTAAGGTGTTAAACATTTTCAAATGCCTTTCCATATGCTATAAAACTTTCCAAGACGTGCTGCGCATTTTTACATTGCTCGGCAACCTTTCGGCATAATCTCGCCTGGGCCTTGTCACCCGCCGCGTCATGTATGTGTGCGTTGTTGGAGTGTTGGTCACGGCTGCGCTGTAATTCAATAATGGCTAAGTCAAGGTTCATGGTTTTAATTCCTTTAACGTCCGTCCCACGGAATAAGGGCAGTTACGGGGTAAATCTGTACACTGCCCGGCTCATACGCTGATTCTACTGCGTATCCTTCTGGAGTTAAGCTGGTGCGATACCACCCAACAATTTTGCCTCTCCATTTTCCACCGCTGCGCTTTTGCACCCAGTCGCCAAAGCGGTAGGTGGGTGTATTGTAATCAATAGCGTTGTTCATGATTTTATCCTTTTATCCTTTTAGCAAATGGTCGCCATAACTGCGTTAATGGACTTGTCTCCAGTAATATTTTCTAAAATGTCCCCGCCGTGAACCAAATGAAGGGACTCAGTAGGATGCAAATTTGCTTTGTATTTAAGAAACTGCCGGCGAACTTTTGCTTCAGAGTAATCACGATAAATTACTTGGTGCTCGTCTTGGTTCTTGTACTTTTTAGTGATAGTCCACATTTTAATTTACCTAGTCATGTGAATGTAAACGAAAAGTCAAACTAGTGATAGTAGAATAAGTTCTAGCATTGCACTATCTCCACAAAATGCTGCAATGGAATACGACAAGAATGATGTGCGCTAAAGCCGAAAAACCCACGGTGCGAACGGAGAAACTGCTGATACCGCTCACAGTGTTCTTTTTGTGGGCAACCGTGGTCAGCTCGGCAACCAGAGATAACTCGCGGAACAGGGTCATTTGGGATTAAATAAGTGCTCATTTAAAAGTACCGATATACCTTACTTGACAACATTCGATCTTTGTAGGTTAAGGCTCCAGTGGTTACAAACACTCCATCAATGGGCGACGAGAAAAGCCTATTTACGAGTAGTGAAGGGTCACGTTCAAATTGTTCTATTTGATGCATCCATGTATTTATTGAGTTAGAAACCTTTTGTCTTTGTGCCATTTGACTTTGTGCCTGGGCAGGGCGTGGCGTACTCATCCAACAAAGAGTTGTGTTCATTTGTATGCCTATAGTAGTTTTGGTCTAATGTCAGTTTTTAGAGAGGGAATTTTTCCAATCATTTCAAAGTCGGCTGCTTTAAAAGCACTGGCGTGTCCGTTGTATTGTAAACGTGGCGATAGGTTTGATGATGTGCTTTCACCTAATATTTGACCTACTGCGGCCAAATGCGAGGGCTCATGATAAATGTGGGCATCCCCAAAAGTCCAGATTAACTTGTCTGCAATGCCTTCGATTTGATCGGCTATCCAAAGCAAAAGTGCCCAAGATTGAATCCAATTATGCGGAACGCCTAAAAGCATATCTGCTGATCGCTGGTAACTGTGCATTGAGACCAGGCCAGTTTCGGATACGAAAAACTGTGCGATTGTAGTATGACAACAGGCGGGGGTGCGCTCGTTATTGTTTATTTTTTTGATTATTGCCATATCTAGCGGGTTCCACGTTGTAATAACGTGTTCCCGGCTGAAAGGGTTAGAACGCAAACCATTTATTAGTGCAGTTATTTGATCGAATTCGCTATTCACAGCGAGGAATCTTCTAAGTTGTTCTCCGTATCCGGCAAGATAACAGCCTGCATTATTCAACTGCCCTTCCCACCAGTCAAGGAGGTTGGCAGGGCACATTGGGTCTCCCGATAAAAACCATTCCATTTCTTCAATGGCTTTGTGCCAGGCTGTCTTGCGAACGGTTACGAGGGGGGTTGAATCAAATACGACTGTGGGAAGGGTAAAGGAACGAAACGTGCTACCATTCCGGCACGGGACTCGTTGCCCGGCGGACATAATGGATTTTAGTAGACTGCAATAAATTTCGTCTGTTTTAGTCATGGCACTTAACGCTCTTTAGTTGGGTTCCAAATGCGTTTTGTAAAACTCCCGTCTAAAAACACCTGGCGGCGGTCGGGGGGTTTAGAACAAATTTCTCTGTATACACAGCCTGAGTATTTATTGCATGACTCGGTGTTTTGGGGGAAGTAATTGTTTTTGCAGGCATCCATCGCTTGTTTGATCCAGTATTGTAAATCTGTGATGTACTCGTCTATCTCTTCTAACGAATAGGGAACAATTTGTCGGGCGAATCGAGAAAAGTTTACGCCAAGTTGTATTCCGTCAATTATAACTCCGTGTGCGGAGGGGAGGTCTCCAAGGGTTTCGGCGACTAGGTGGCAAGCTGTAACGTACAAAGCCAGCTGCGTGCTGGGTTTATACTGCTCAAAAAACCTTCCATCAAGGGTGTACTTTGTTGTCTTGTAGTCTAGGACTAGGGTCTGCCCTTGCCATTTAACTACTCGGTCAAGATGACCACAGATAAAAACTTCTAACCCCTGATAATCCATGAAGGGGAGTTGGAAATGGTATTCAACTGCTGGCTGGCCGTTAGGTTTAATAACGGTAACGGCCTTGTCATCCCAAAAAGTGTCTAAGTAGCAAACAACAGTGCGTAACAGGGTTTCTTTGCTACGTGCCGTGTCACCGGCGGGCAGAGTTTCGCCGAGGGTTCCAGCTAAACGGACAGTGTTAATAAGAGCAGTGTGCTTGTCAGTGCCAGAAGCTAAGGTGCGATGCCAAGACTCCAGGGTGGAATGAAAGGCAACGCCAAAGGCAAGGGGCGGTGGCATGGAGCGGGGTTCGTACCCAAGTACTATAGAATAATAGTATTTTTTGGGGCAAGTTTTCCAGGCTCCAATACTGGTGCTATCAAAGGCCCATTGCACTCCGTTTTTAAATGCAGTGTTTTCAGGTAAGGTGGTCATTTTACCTCCCGTCGTTTTTACCCTGTTCGTGTATAATGCACGATATTAAATAAATAACAACTACTAGAAAAAGCCATTCCATGTTAGTTTCCTTTACAGTTTAAGACCTTCGAAACTTAAATCTTTGTTGGCGGGCTTTACTGCTACTTTGCTGGAAGGTACACGCTTTTTGGTGCCGGCAGCCTGTTCTTGACTCCATCTTTCTCGTTGGGTGCGGAACGCTTCGATTAGTTGAAGTACTTCATCGTCGGTCCATTCTTGGGCAGACTTGCTTAGTAGTTCGTTTAGGGTTTCCATTTTAGGCGGCCTTGGGTGGCAGGGGGTTAAGGTCTTTGCAGAATTTTTTGTGCTGGTATTCAATTATTGCACGCCACTCTTGCGTCTTTTTTTCGCGTAATAATTGGTTTGCCAAACTTATTAGCTCATGTTGGGTTAGGTTACCAACTGGCCCTGATAGTACCTGGCCATCGTCGAGTGTAATTTCATGTGGTAAAGTCATTGTTACTCCTTGTCTTTAAACACTTTAAGCACTACATCCTCGGCCTCCCGCAGGTCACGGGCGGAGGCAGTGCGGCCTTGGGCCATTTGCTCTTGGCAGTAAATACCGAACTGGTAAATTACTTGCCTGATGGCGTCCGACCCGCGAATGCCGGAGGGGGATAGGGCAAAGAACTCTAAAATTCTGTCGTATGTTGGAGTGTGCAATCGAATCGTCCTAGGTGCGACATCATTTAACTTTTTGCGAGCCATTGTAATAACCTATACCTTAGTTTCATTTGAAATGTTTAAAAAATTTGATTGTCGATTATGCCCGTAAGCAATAGCCAATCTGTCTCTTGCTGCAACTGCAGCATTAAAATCACTATAAACTCCACCATAGATTTCAGCACCATTATGATTTAATCTTACTCTCCATCTGTTATCTCGCTTACTCCATGATACTCCGATACCACCGGAGGTGTTGTTAGCAGGAATACTTACTCGATGCTGTATATTCTTTTTATGCGTTGTTTCTTGTAAATTGCATCTTCTGTTGTCAGTTTTATTGCCATTGAGGTGATTTATTACTTTACCTAATTCCGGCCAGCGGCCCTCATACAAAACAAAGGCTAATTGATGTACAGTATACGTTGCATAATCTATACCCATTACCAGATAACCATAAGCATTTAAGCGACCTACTGGCTTGTAGAAAGAGCGACCTGGCCCACGCTCCTTCCACCACAATACTCCATTATCATCTACTCGTAATAGTTTGGCTACTCGCTCCGGTGTTGGCCGATTCTTGTTCGGTTTCCATTCCTGTCTTTGTGACGTACAGGATATGTCTAATTCCTGCGGAGTATTCACCGTTTCCAACTTCTTTTGCGAACTCCCATAATTCATCAGGGAGACTAATTGATCTAGGCGTTTTGCGTTCACGAGCTGGTGCTCTCATAAGTTATGCCTTCTATTAAGGTTAATGTATTGTAACCGATTGTATACCCGATTGTCAAGCATTATTCGGGTACAATACGTTAAACTCAAGTATTGGAATTAGCAATTCCTTTTTTCAAAAAAGGGGGAGGTTTTGCCCTCCCCTTCTATCTATAACCTTAAAATTGGATCACAATCTTAGGTTGCTAACGCTTGTTACAGCCCCAAATTGGCGAACTTGCTTTCCGCGGCCAACTCACGAGCCCGCACAGCAACTTCTTCGTTCTTAGCTTCCTCGATAATGTTGCTACGAACGTCAGCAAAAGCCTGCACCTCGCCCCACGGGCCTTCGCCCTCGACCAGGCGGGTGACTTCGACTTCAAAGTCATCGTAGGAAATCTGGCTTTCTGTGGGCGTCTCGTCTTTCTTCGCAACAGTAACGGGCGCCGCCATATGCTGGTAGCCTTTACGCTTCAGCAGGCGTTTGATAAACTGTCCAGCCATACGGGCAAAAATGCGGTCAAACAGGGACACAGCCGAAGAGCCGCTGGGCTGACGCAGACCACTGAAGTCATACGTGAGATACAACGTATCCATGTCATCCTGAGTCGGGAGAGCAGTACCGTTCTTAATGGCGTTGCGAATGCGAGCCGCGATGTTGTTGCACAGATTTTCAGCAAGTACCTGGTTAATCTGGTTAGCTACGCCCTGCGGGCTAGCACCAACTTCGGCTACGCCCGAGACGTTTTCGGCGGTAAATGGTTGCGGGATGCAGAACTGAAAGTCCGGCTGGCCGGCGTCAGCGTAAGCAGCTTCCAGAACGGTGCGAAACCGGACAGGGGTGTTGTCGTTCTTAATCATGTTTAAAATTTCCTAAAAATGAGTTTGGGGTTACGTTATATTCAACGCATGTATATGATACATGCAAAATGCCCCGTTGTCAACCACCCAACGGGGGTATTTTGAAAAATTTATTGGCCGATTTTTGCCCGATCAATCATGGTCGGGGCAAAGTTCCGCTCGTTCGTATCAATGTCAACTACAATTAACTCCTCAGTGTTAGGTATTGCGTACCGTAGTTCATTTATGTTACTGTCATAGTATACATGCCTAAGCTCGGGGTGTCGTTCCTTTAGTTTGTTTAGTCTGGACTGGATTGTTCTTTGGGAGAAGTTTTGTACTCCTATTGGTTTTCTTGTTGCTGCACACTTGATTATTAGCCAAGTTACAGTTGTTAATGGATTCTCTAGGTGGGCAATAACCACGCCTTGCTGGCGGGTTTCTACTACAATGTGGTAATAAAGTCCCCGACCGTAAAGGGGCTCGGTGGGGAGATACGCGCTAATGCTTTGAATAGCGTTCCGGTAAATTTCCCCTGTTAAAAGCCGCTGAAGGTAGCCCGCACGCGAACGGGTGCATTTGTGGAAAATGGCTTTACCGAATGGTAGGGCTAAAGCGGCATCCAAAAGGGGAAACGCTTCGGCTTCTTGGCCTTCGGTTATTGCTGTACGGTTGAGATATTTCACTCGTCGTCCTCCAGTCCTTCGATTTGCTTAGAGGTTATGAATGTTAGTTCTTTTTGGGCACGGGTTACAGCAACATAACCCAGGTTTTCGCTTTGCCGTATTTCCCATTCGGCTTTTGCGTATTTGCCGATTAGTTGGGTGTCTAACAATAGCACGTTAGGCCATTCGCGGCCTTTTGCTTTGTGGATTGTAGATAAAAATACGTCTGCTGGCCTATAGTCTTTGCTTTTTTGGTCCGGGTAAAGTTTCGTTAGGTGCTTTTGCATACCTTCTAAGTCTTTGTGTGCGCTAGCAAGGGCTTTTAATACTAAAGTCTTTTCGGTAATTGACTTTGTGCGCTTGGGGTAACGTTGGGTTTCGCGCGTTTTCCAAGCTTCAAGTTTGTTAAGAAACTCTGGTGTGGAAAGGTTCTTTTTCGTAATGCGCTGGGTGAGTTTTATTAGGTTTGTACCTATGTCCCGCCCGGCAATTTCTACTGTACGCCCGCTGACGAGCAGTTTTAGGGCAAGTTTCATTAGTGGGGCATTTTGCGGGCAAAGTACGGTTTTTGGTATCTCTGCAAGGGACAAACTGGCGGGGTATAAGACGCTGCCTTGAAGGGCGCCGGGCGCAGCTTCGATGTCTGGGCAGTATTGCTGGGCAACCTTTATTACTTCCTTGGGGCAGCGCCATGAGGCTGTGAGGGGAAATTCCCTCATGTTAAAGGTGTTTACCAGCGTTGTGTAGCTGTTGGATAAGGCACCTCTGAACCCGTAAATCGCCTGGCGGTCATCACCGGCAGCAATTACGCGCCCGCCGGGTAATAAACACCTTTTTAGCATAAGGTGTTGTAATAGGTTAAAATCCTGTACCTCGTCTGCTAGTATAATGGCGGATTTAGTAAAGCGGTGGGGATAAAGTAAAGGGCATAACAACATATCGTCAAAGTCAATTATGCCTTCTTTGGTAAAGGCTAAATTGCTGGCGTTAACTGCTGCTTTTGCCCAGTGAAGAATTTCCTCGGAAAACTCGATGTCATAGTTATCGCTAAGTTCTTCCCAAACACCGGGCTCGTTAGGGGTAAAGCCCTCCGGCCCGGCGGGGTCAGGCTGGATACCGTATGTTTTGGCCATGGTGGCGAGACTGCGAATTTCGCTTTGTAACTCGAAGGGGATTTCATTCTCGTCCGCTAAATTCTTTACAATTTGATACATTTTGCTTGTATCAAGTTTAATGGTTTTACCTGCGCCTTTAAGAGCTTGTAACCCCAGGGCATGAAAGGTTTTGGCGGGGAAACGAGGGCCAATTTTGGCTGTTAGCTCGGTAACGGTGCTTTTGCTAAAGCTGGTGGCAATGCCGGTCTTTTTACTGGTGTTTGCCCACTGCTGGAGGGAAAAGGTTTTGCCTGTACCGGCACGCGCTCGCAGAGCGATTGAGTCTGAAGCAGGGCAGGTTGCCAGAAAGTTAATTTGTTGCTGGGTAAGATTTTGCATGATTACTCCTGAGACAGGAAAGGGCCAGCACAGGGCCAGCCCGGAAAGGATTAAGGAGATTAGGAAATAAGTTTTAAAAATTCGTCGTTTTCAACGACTGTGAAATTGGCTACTCCCATGGCAGACATATGCCGGCTGGTCGTTTTACTGGGTGACTGGATGCGCACTGCGTGCGTATTATCCCAATAGGCTACGCATGTTTTATAAGAGTAATAATACTCTTTTTCTCCTACCTGTATACAATAGTAGTTCTTGCCAAAGCAAACGCATTTTGGCGCCGGGCTTTTTACTTCAATATCGTTTTCGGCTGGAAAAAGATTTATTGTTAGGTTTACCTCGTTTGTGGTAATCTCAATGGTTCGCCATTGTGAGCCGCTGTAGCGGGTAAGGTCACTTACTTCGAGTGACTGTACATTGTGGACGTTAATAAGCATGGGTTAATCCTTTTAGGGGGTTAAAGTTTTTGGTTTCGAGTTTAAGTAAACTCGCAAATAGCCCCTTATGGGAAAGGGGCTATTTACAGGTTACTCAGGGGTTAACCTTCTTGGCGGCCCGGCGGGCTGCGGAACGTGACCTAAAAGGCCCGAAGTACACGTTTTTACTTTTACTTTCGAGGGCGTAAAATTTATGATAGAGTTTACGGGTTAGGGGTGGATTGAATAATTTAAATTCATGGGAGGGGAGTACGTTTGGAACGTACTCTTTAATGGTTGGGTACTCAAAAGGAATGTACTCGTTTATGATTTGCTGTTCCATTTTATTCACCTTTACAAGGTAGACGTGGAGTGACTAATGTCAGCCAGCTTTACTGTTATCAGGTATCGTTTTTTGTCTGATACCTTTAAAAGTTTTGCTGCCTCTTGTTGCGCGGCGTAGGAGGATGCCGCAAATACTTCAATTTTGCGGTTTTGATAAAAAGCTATGTACGGACGTGGGGTTTGGTCCATTTTATTCACCTTTTGGGGTAATGGGGGCGGGGCGGGGTTTTTGGGAAAAATCCAGTTGCTCTAATTGCACAAGCAACTGGTGGAGTTTGGTTTTACTTATTAGGCCGGCCCTTATTAGGGCTTTTGCGTGAATTGTGGTATCAAGGTCGGCAATGGTGCGAGCTAGCAAAATGCTGGCTTGTGCGGCAAGGCGTTCGTTGCGGCTATGGTTCATGATTTTTGGGGGCTCCTAAAGAGGGTTTACCAAACGGACTCAAAAACGGTTAAGTTTTTGGTTGTTTCCAGCACACTGGATCCGTCAAGAAATAATGTTAAAACGGTGTCTGGTGCAAGGATTATTGTTACGAAAAACTCTTGGGTGGTACCATCTTTGTACCACGTTTCAGCCATGCTGTACATAAAAGGTCTCCGTGTTTGGGTTCAAATGAACTCACGAATAGCCACTATTGGTTAATGGCTATTGTGTGAGTTTATTTTACTGGTTTGCTTCTGATAAAGGTTCCCCAGGCGGGGTGAGTGTAAAATTCATACTCGGGTGGGATTGCTGGAAGGGGTTTGTATTCGGCGGAGTACAGTTCCCCGTTTATCTCGCGTTTACCATTAAATGCAATGGATTGTCCGTATTGCGGGTAGTTGCTAGCATTGCTAGCAATTAACCCTTTGGGCTGGCGGTTGCCCCATGCGTCTTTGGGCGCATAGCGGGCTCGCCGTTGACACTCAGGGGCGGTCCAGGTTTCTTGAGGATGAATGTATATCATACGGGATTCCTTGTGAGAACATACTGGACGGGGAAAAGGTTTCCTGCATCGTCTACAATGCAAGTCCAGTCAGCTAATAAACCTATTACAATCCAGGCTGGGAAACCTGGCCAAGTGTTGCGGTATAGGGACCATGTTTCTTCGGCGAGCCAAAGTTTGGATGTTTTATTGCTCATTAGGGTTTCCTTTTGGAAGGCGGGCGGGTGTTGTATGGGCGAAATTGCTTGGGTGTTTCGCCCATACGTTTAGTGTGCTTTACAGGGCTTGACACCATTCTCCGATGTTTTCGGGGTTTAAGTAAAAGCTGTTCTTTAGCCCATACTTGACTGGCTGGCGGAATTGGCCGGGGCGGGTTTTCCAGGTTTTAAGGGCGCCGCTCTTACGGCAGCGAGTAGGGGTGCCGTCGGCGTTAGTCACGAGCCGATGCCAAAACTCGTGGCCGACCTGGAGGTCTTCAACCGTAAGGCTGGGTGCTGTGTTAACGTACAGCCTGTAAAGGTCTGTACGCTCGCGTGCCTTGGCGACTGCAAGGGCCTCACGAATCTCGCTTGGCAGGCCCGGCAGGACGGACTGTGTGCTGGCGTAAGCATACAGGGCGCTGGATTGGCCGCTGTGCCACGCGGCGGCGATGGATTGGAGAGACTTTTGCATTTACTTCACCTTTACGACTAAGCCGTTTTTTAGGAATGCCTCGGCGTACCATTTATGGGGCTCTGGGTAGTGTGGCCCTTCGAGGGTCACTGGACCTTCGGTAGGGCAGGGGAATGGCCCAGGGGAAAAGACCTTAACAGATTGGCCGGTGGCAATGGCCTCCTTTAAAGCCTTTTTAGTCTTAAAGTTTATTCTTGTGTACACGGTTAAGCCTCGATATTGAACATTGCGGTTTGGCGGCGGCGCAGTATACGCCACGCACGGGCCTTGGCGGCGTCAGCGGCGAACTTGGCAGCACGGTACTCAGCGTCGCGCCACTCTTTAAGAAATTCTTCATTGTTTTGGTCTTTTTGGCCTTGTTGGGTGTTCATTTGGGGGTTTCCTCTGTTGGGTTGGGTATTCGGGTATGGTGCGGATGATACGGCAAGGGATAGGTATTGTCAATACCTAATTTTAATTAAATGGTGATTTATTTGGTGGATGGATCGGTGGCGGGTGGAACGCGGCGGGCGGGGAAAATGGCGACGCGGCGGATGAGGAATGGCATTTACGGGGCGTATGGTGGCGCGTGGCGCGTTTTGGGTGGTGGGTGGCATGTTTGTATGGGTGAATCGTATGGATGGATTGTGCGCCTTTCTCGCCATATGCCCCGCATCACACCCCATAACACCCCATAAAACCCCATGAACCCACCTCGTGTGATTAAAACAATGCGCGAAAAGGCAATACGAATGAGGGTGGAAACGTATTGATGATTGAGGAGGGACAGAGGGAAACATACACACAAAACACTGGGGGAATAAGGTATGTTTGTTATTATATACTATATATATATAATTTTTTTATATAATAGTGTTTCGTGTTGCTCATATGCTTTTTGGGGCAATTGTATTGACTTTACATTATGGGGTGTTTTGGGGGTGTTTTTGCGTTTTGCTGATGGGGGGTAGGTGGAATGGTGGGGATTGGGTGGGGATTGGATGGGGGGTTGATGGGGTGTTGATGGGGTAGGAGTGTAACAATAATCATCCTTTAAAATCAATAGGTTAGGATGATTTGCGTTGAATTTTGAAGTCAATAAAATCAATGGGTTATGGGGTTTTAAATAATCATGTTAAAATAGTTGATTAAAAACAATGGGTTAAGTGTTATGTAATTCAAGGATGCGATTGTATAAATTTTAATAACGTCAATACGGATTTTAGGATATTTGATTAAAAACAATGGGTTGGAATTGTGTAACTTGGTTGTGAAGTTACAGGTGTATGTATTTTTGATAATGCAAAAAGTGTATAAATTTTAATAATTTGAATGGGGAGCGGGTTTTTCGTGAATACAGAATAATAAGTATGGATGAAATGCGGGGTTTTGACGGGTTTATTGTTAATACAAAAAGCCCCTTTTACAGGGCTTATGGGGATTTTGGGGGGTTCATGCGGGCGTTCCGCATGAACCCTTATGCTTTATTTCTGGTCGGCGTTAATCATCGCTGCCAAAGCGCTTAATTGTTCGGGGGAAAGTTTGTTGAATAACGCAACGGCATTAAGTTTCTTTATGCCCTCGTCGAATTTTTGGGCGCTTGCACCGGTTCTTTGCCGGGTTTGCCATTCGCCTTTTTCCATTGTTTCATGGGCTTGGGTCATTTTTTCGATGTTCTTTTTCCCAACACTCCAGACATTCCCCAATCGTTCGCCGAGCCCAAATTCCACCAAGTCCAGCACAAATTCTGGCGTCCAGTTGGCCGTTAAAACGGTGCGCAACCTTGCTGGCGCGTCTTTTGCCGAATTAATTTCAATCATATCCGGCAGGGTGATTGTGATTTGCTTTGACATTTGCGTTTCCTCATTGGGGTCTGGCTGGATTGCCAGGGTGTTTACAGGATAGGGTATTGATTATGGATTGTCAATACCCTATTTGAATTATTCCGGTTTTTTGCTCAACTGATTTTTGATCGCGTTAACAACGATGGCGTTCAAAGTTTCAGCAGTAAGCATATCGTCATCGTCAATTACGGTAACCCTTTTGCCGCTGTCGCGGGAGGCATATGTTTCGCCATCGTCAGTCAAGCGGGTGACAATTTTTTGGCTCATGATGATACGCATTGCAGTTTCCTCATTGGGGTCTGGCGGGATTGCCAGGGTGTTTACAGGATAGGGTATTGCTTGCATGTTGTCAATACCCTTTTGGAAATTCTTTTTAAGTTCCTCTTTCCTCTTTTTTCGTTGTATGGGGTCATTATCCACGGTTTTTATGGTCTGTCAAGTCTTTTGTATGTACGAAATGATTATTTTATTTCATCCATACGATAGGCTGCATGGCATGTATTATGCAGCATAACGGCAAGGCGCATGGGCGCACGGGCCAGGGGCGTATATAATGAACGCGCACGCACGCGCGCGTTGCATATACCATACCAAACGCATCACGGGTATGGGCATGGGCATGGGCGCATCACGGGTATGGGCATGGGCGCATGAATAGTATACTCTGGGGCAGTGGTTTGGGGCAAAATTCTCTCGTGCGTTTAAATCTTTTGACCCCCGACCCATTGTTTTTGAGGTTGCGTATATACTATAGCCCTCAAGTTCTAAACTAACTGACTTTAGAATCTGTATGTACGATATACTCCCAAATTCTAAACTAATTGGACTCAAACAATTAACTGGAACTGTTAATTAACTTTAGTTGACTTTTCCTAAAATTATGGTACAATGCACAATGTGCAATGTACAAAAGAAACACCCCCAGCCGGCCGGCCAACAAACGAGGCCCCCAATAAAATGCTCCCAACAACCAAACCAGAAAGCCTCGCCGTTGAAGCCCGGCGGGCTCCCGCGTTGGCCGCCCTGCGCCTCCGCGTAACAGGGGAAAGAGGCAGAGGAATAGAGGAACAGAGGAACAGAGGAACAGAGGAAAGAATAACAAAAATTGTTCCGTCTGGTGCTGTAGTTCCCTGTTCAGCACCCCCGTTCAGCAAAAGCTGTTCAACCGGAACCCGCGCTCGTGGTCACGCATACGAGCGGAAAGTAGGTAAATTCCTTCGCCGGGCTTGCGATGCAGCAGGTTGGAAGCTGTGGGATCACCAATGGTTTGAGTACAAAAATAAAGAAGAAAAAGAAGAAAAAGTTTGCCACTTCCAGCCAGATTTTATTATAGAACGGCCAGGTCAAGAGGGAATTTTAGTTGAGGTAAAATTAACTTACGTAGACACAAAAGAACAATTAAATAAATACTTGAAGTTTTTGGGCATTTTTGGAATAAATTGTTTTCCTATTACAATAGTTCGTAATCTTGTGCCAGGCATACCAGAATACATAAATAATTTTAACGAAATAAAACCCAATTCGGTACTGCATTTATGGATGTAATAGAAGCGCGCACTAAACGCGTTCCCGCTTGGCAACGCCGCCCGGCAGACGTGACCCCGCCGAAAAACGTAGACCATTTTAAAGAGCTTGCAAACCAGTACTTCGAAGAATGTGCTGATACAGACACTCGGCCAACAATAACTGGTTTTGCGCTTGCAGTAGGTTTACCCGGCCCGACTTCGTTAATTCGGTTGGGGCAGCGTATTCCCGAATTACGCTATGTAATAAGTCGTTGTATGATGACAGTTTCCTCTTGTTATGAGGAGATGATTGGGTTTGGCAACGCTGCCGGGCCGATGTTTATGTTAAAAAACATTCCCGACTTCGACCCGGATGAGCCTATTGGGTCCCCTTCTGTGCAATTCTTTAACGATAGAAAGGAAGTTTTATTATCATCTAATGTGGTTGGTGCAGCACGTTCAGATTCTGAACATGACAAAGAAGACCCAGTAGAAACTTATATTCGTTTAATTAAACAACGCGGGTATATTCAAAGTGATGAGCAACCTGAGTCGAATGTATTAAAGTCAAATGTGTTAAGAACAACAGAAAGAAACGCACCCCGCCGGGCCTTAACAATTATAACAGAAGGCTGGGAAGATGAGTAGTACCTTTGACCCTAAAAGTTTTGATTGGACAAACCCTGATTATAAGTCTGTGTTTGAGTTTCGTCTTGATGCTCTTACGCGCCTTCGTAAGAACCCAAGTTCATTTGACAGACTAATGAAGTACTACTCAACTCATTGGGTAGATTTTATAAATGATTGGGGAATGACTTACGACCCACGAAATCAAACAGAAAAATACACACCCTTTATTCTCTTTCCCCGTCAGGAGGAATTTGTTAATTGGGTGTATGAGTCTTATATTCAATCCCGCCGGGGTTTGGGCGAGAAGTCTCGTGACGTAGGATTTACTTGGCTTTGTGCTGCGTGTGCTGCGTGCATTTGGTTGTTCTACCCTTCAAGTGTTGTGGGGTTTGGGAGTAGAAAAAAGGAGTTGGTAGATAATGGGGACCACGACCCTGACTCGATATTTTGGAAGGTTCGCACTTTTATTGACCATTTACCTTTAGAGTTTCTCGCCCCTAATCACACGGCGGGTCGTAAGTGGGGTACAGTTCCAAACCTAAATAATAACTCTGTTATTAAAGGTGAGATTGGTGATGAGATTGGTAGAGGTGGCCGGGCCGGTTGCTACTTCGTGGACGAATTCGCTCACTTAGAACACCCTGATATGGCAGAGTCAGCATTATCAGCGAATACGAACTGCCGAATTTATATTTCAACTGTTAACGGGATTGGGAATTTATTTTACAGGTTGCGCCAATTTTTACCTAAAGAACAGGTTTTTATATTTGATTGGAAAGACGATCCACGTAAACGACAGAATCCAACGCTTCCTCCAGAAGAAGAACCTTGGTACAAGAAACAAAAACTTGAGCTATTACCAACTACCTTGGCCTCCCAGGTGGATCGGAATTATGCTGCTTCAGTATCAAACAATTTAATCAATCAAGAGAAACTTAAAGAAGCTATTGCACGTCCGCCGGGTTCCATTATCCAACCGAATACAACACCGTGGCGGCTTGGGGTAGACGCGGCGGGAATGGGTAATGACGAGATTGTGCTTTGGGCAAGACGTGGCCGACTTTCGGTTGAACCTGAAACATACAAGAAAATGGATGGTGTACAGTTAGCCGGACTTATTGAGCAAAAAGTTCGCCGGTTGTTAAACACCGGCCCGGTTGAACTTATTGCGATTGAAAGGGACGGGCCAGGCGGTTCAGCCGCTGACCAGTTAAAATACGGGCCGTTTGCCTCAATTACACGGGCTATTCATACAGGTGCAAAACTATCAGACGGTAAGCATTACAATCTGCGGGCCTTTTTACACACCCAAGCAGTAGAGTATATAGAGGATTTGGAAATCTCTCTTCCAAACAATCAAACTTTTATTACACAGGCTGGTGCAATTCAATTTGAGAGTAAGGGTGGGTTGTTGTTAATTGAGTCTAAAGATGAGTATCGGGCACGTTTTGCAACTGGACGGTCAAAGGTGGAAAAGAATGCCTCGCGGTCGCCGGACCACTTTGATGCCTTCGTGCTAACTTTTACACCTACAAGGGCAAAAGCAATCTCAATGCAAAACAATCACAATGAATTAGGGTTAAATCAAGGTAGGGCTGGTTGGCGGCCTTTAGACGCCACAATGGGGTATTAACTCCGAGCGAAGCGAGTGAGCCTCCGAGCGAAGCGAGTACACTGCATGTAGTATTATTCGCTTTTCATACTGAAATAAAATATTGTTTTAACTAATTGGTTATTATTATGAAATTACCTGAGAACGATTCTTTAGTTGCACTTGTCTCTACTCTTTGTGAAGAGCGCCGGCGAGCTATAAACGGCAGGAAAGATCTTGATAGCATCTGGCGGGCAGCTCGTAACCAGTACAAAGGCGTAGACGGTGCTGTTAAAGGGGGAAGTGAGTACGAGAAGGGGGAGACTTTAAACTCGTCTATTACGGCTATGCGGTTAAACACCGACTCTGATCGGTCTACGGTTTTAGTAAACATTACCCGCCCGTATACTAATGCTGGCACTGCGAGAGTAGCTGATATTTTACTTCCGACAGGCAAGATGCCCTGGTCTTTGCGGGCTACGCCAGTAAGTGATTTGCAAACTACTTTGGGTGTACTTAACAAATACCCAACTGTACTTCAGCAAATTTTAACGGTATTGCCGGAGGTTGCTGTAAAGGTACAGGACTCTGAAGCTGCAAAGGCTGCTATAGCCAAAGCAGAATTAATTATAAAAGATTGGCTTAAGGAATCTGACTGGGCCGGTGTGGTGCGCCGGCAGTTAATTGAATCTGGGATTGTTGGGGTTGGCGTAATTAAAGGGCCGTTTCCGAAGGAACGAACTGTTGGGAATGATACTCAAAAAATACTCGACCTTCTTCCGCTTGTTACGGATGAGGTAACAGCAAATCTGCTGTTAAAAGAATTGGAAACAATGTTGTTTTATACTCCACAAATTGAATGTATCAGGGTAGAGAATTGTTACCCTGACCCTGAGTGTGGAACTGATATTCAAAATGGGAAGTTTTTCTTTGAGAAAATTCCCGAAGTAACTCGGCACCAGTTACAGGATATGGCAAAAGACCCTAATTACATTCCTGATGCTATAAAGTTGGCACTTGAAGAAGGGCCGGCGGGAGATGGGGCTCATAAAAGTAAAGAAACTAACAAGCCGTATTCTTTGTGGTTACGAACTGGTATGATTGAGTGGAAAGACAAGGATGAAGAAATTTCTTTGGGGTTTGGTGTTGTAACGCTGGTAAATGACAGGATTATAAAGATCGCACCGTACCCGTTGGAAAAGGTGCGTTTCCCCTATAGAATGTTGCGCTGGGAACCTCGCGATGATTCTTGGGCGGGGATTGGAATTCCTGAGCAAATGGAGACTCCCCAACGCGGACTAACGGCTTCTGTTCGAGCCCTTATGGATAATATGGGGTACAGTGTTGGGCCGCAGGTATTGGAAATGGATGGGCTTATTGAGCCAATCGACGGGGAGGATACGAAGCTCCGCCCTTATAAGCGGTGGCGGGTTAAGTCTGGTCTGCCAGGTATAGATGCCATGACGGAAGCTAAGAACGCAATGTCGTTTTTAGAGTTTCCTAATTACCTTGACACTATTATGCCAGTAATTCGGTATTGGTTAGAGATGGCTGAAAGCACAACCGGATTAAGTTTACTGTTGCAGGGCCAACCAGTAACAGATGCTGTAGGTGTGTCTCAACAGTTAATGAATAATTCTGCTACTAACTTGCGTCTTATTGTTAAGGAATGGGATGATAAAGTTTGTAAGCCGTTGTTGGAAGATTTTTATGAGTGGGTACAATTATATGGTCCTGAAGAAGCACAGGGCGATGCTGTTGTGGAGCCTTTAGGCTCAACTACCCTTATCGTTAAAGAATTACAGCAGCAAGCACTATTGCAAATTGGCCAGCAGGTATTACAACCTGTTTATGGAATCTCGCCTAAGAAATGGATGCAGATTTATTTAGAGGGTTTCCAGATTGATATTGAATCCTTGGCAATTACTGAGGAAGAACGGGCTCAGTTGGAACAAGCTGCACAACAACCTGACCCCAAAGTAATTGCAGCACAAGTTGAAGCACAAGCAGAGATTTACAAGGCGGACCTAAAGAAAGAGGTTGATACGCTTAAGTTAGCATTGGAAGCACAATTTAAAAAGTTGTCGCTAGAGCAGGCACACGCTGCGGCTCAACTTAAATCAGATACTGCTCTTGTGCAAGAGAAGTTGCGAAGTAATACTGCTCAAGTAATTTCTCCAAATACACCGGCGGTTCCTAAAGACCTTGGAGAAAATATTGAGGAAGAAAACCCAATAGACGTAAAGTCTGCACTTAACATTTTGGGGTTACAATGAAAGAGTTTTCAATTCAATTAGGAGGTGTCTGGTATATTGATCCTGTACGCTTATTGCACTTTTTAAAAGAACGTGCTAGTATCATTAGCGAGAGGATTGCTGTACCAGGGACTGACCACCCAACAACTGAAGCTTTACGTGGCCGGCTTGGTGAATTATTAAATCTAATACAGCAATTTAAGGAAAATGTAAATGAACGATGATACCCCTAACGAATTTGAAGAAGACGTAAACGAAAATAGTACTCCTGATGAGGGTGGCGAGGATGGTAGTGAAACCGCTACTTATCTTCGTGACCTTACAGAAGACGATGTTTACTCTAGGCTTCAACGTGTTTCAGAATTTCCTGATTACATCAATGGGCTTGAGTCTAGGTTTAATGGGAATTTTTCACAATTTCAGGATAGATTAACTGGACTAGAGAAGTCGCTTGGGTCAAGAACCTCTTTTAATGCCGATAAGCTTAAAAAGGTTTTAGAGGATTACGACCCTAAACTGGCTGAAATTTTGGTTCCAGCTTTGACAGAGGCGATTCAGTTTTCACCGTTGGACGAAGCAACTCTTCGTCCACACCTAGATCCAATTTCAAATAAGCTAACTGAGGCTTTTGGGCAACAGTTGGTTTTGTCAGTTTTTCCGCCTGAAACATTGGAGGAAATTATCCCTCCAGTAAAGAATGGTAAGTTTGCGCCCGAGGGACAGCGGCACAAGAATTTTGTCGAGTGGTACTCTCAACAGGGATACCAAACTCAACAAGCACTTTTGCAATTTGGGGCTCCATACGTCAACGCACTTCGTAAATTCGAGGGGTGGGAGCAGAGTAAAAAACAGGATAAGACGAGAAGTGCGAGTAATAAATCTTCTCGTTTGGCTCAGGGGCAACTCCCGACCAGCCAATCTC